GGTCTAAGATGATGAGAAAAAGATGCGGGACATCACGCGTGAGATACGTTCCTTACAAGAAGTATATCGTAGGTGGACACAAACGTCAGACTTATTTACGGTATGCTAAAAAGTCAACACGACGGGTGCATAAGAAGAAGTCACTTCGTCCAAGACGTCGCGTTGTTAGACGTCGTGTCGTTCATAAACGACTGGCCCCTAAACGCCACGTCGTGCATCGGAAGCGTGTCAGAAGCATGAAATTCGGCTGTTGTGGAAATTCGGTGGGATTCGGTGGCGATTATTCACGGTTCGGTTTGAACGAAATCGAAGCCAATTATAAATTCGGTCAACACGGTAGATACGATTCCTTGGGACAGGTCATGGGACCTACATTGGTACTCACTTCACCTACTCGTGCTGCTGGCACTGCCTTCGGAAGACGGCATCGTCGGCGTGTCGTGGGCAGACCACGCACTCGAAGGGTCGGTCGACCACGGAGTCCCCGACGACGTGTCGTACGTCGTCGATCACGATCACCACGTCGGTATCGCAGACGTGTGGTGAGGTCACGAAGTCCAGTACGTCCACGAAGTCCTCGACGCCGACGACGCGTGCACCGTTTCGAGTAAAATTCGTCTTTCTTCACTAATTATAGTATCGTGATAATGTTAGACATAAATGATCCTCATTCATCGTTTTGAATTAACATGTTTATTGAAATACATACGACCTCGCAACATGTCGTTTTATCAATCGGTCTTTGTCCATAAATCGTCTTTAAAAAATTTACAGAATCATATGTATACAGGTACTATCAGTTCAAACGAACGTCTTGAATTTTTAGGTGATGCTGTGATCAGTTTGATCACGACCGATTATTTATACGAACGTTTTCAATACGAAAACGAAGGATTTCTGACGAAATTACGCATTAAATATATAAAAGGTCGAACGTTGGCATCATTAGCTTCTTCCTTGGGCATGGAACGTTATATTATATTATCATCTAATACATGTATAAATGATAATATACTTGAAAATGCTTTCGAAGCTTTAATAGGTGCTATTTATTTAGATTATAAACAGATCGATAAAGAAGGTTATTTCGTTTGTAAATTCTTACACGGTTTATTTCAAGACGAACTTGATTTAGAACGTGTGTTAGCAAACGATGATAATTATAAAGATATATTAATGAGATATTCACAAAAACAGAAAATCAATCTTCCAGAATATGCGATCAAAGAAGTGTCGGGTCAAGCACACAAACCTATGTACACGATCTGTTTGAATTTAAAACTCAATGACGTTTTGCTTCATACGACGTGTTTCACCGCTTCAACAAAAAAAGAAGCCGAACAGCACTGTGCTTATAACATGCTTTCTCAATTAGGTCTGATCGCATCCACTGCCGTTTTCCAACATCATTAATTAAAAAAAACCCGTGAAAAAAGAAACAATGTATCGTTATCTTATCACTGTTTCCAAGAATTCAAGAATAAACAAAAATGGAAGATGTTTTGTGTTTCAATGCACTGTTTCATCATAAACAAAACATGAAACCTGTTTTACAACACATTAATACTATAATCGAATGTCCTGCATGTGAGCACAGCAACGTGACATTATGCACCGTGTATGTTAATCATAAAACATACTCGAAGTGTTTTTTTTTCAAACTTAAACGACAATCCGATTGTAAACACTGCGTTATAGTGATTTCAGGATGTCGGCACTGTATCCAAACACAGTTAAAACGACACACATGCGAAAAAATGCATGTGCATTTAAAACAAATGCAACACGTTAATGTGTATCGTTTATCGTTCGTTGATTTATTAACATCGCTTTAATTCGATCCCGTGCAAATTGTTCACGTGTATTCAAGAATTATTAATATTCAATATATACTTAATCCTCTTTTTTAAATACCGTTCATCGAATTATTATAATAAAACTACTTATATATAAATCATACGTTACGTACATTAACTAAAATTATATTTTACACCTCTTCTAATATTTTTTCTTATCGTTGTCTAATTGTACAATTATATCAATAAATGCTTCACGTGAGAAACCATTTAATAATGTAATCGTACTTCCAATGATTTTTAATTTCATTTCATAATGACGTTTTTGTTCTTTACGTACACGTTCTTTTAATCGACAAAACAAGTTCTTGGAATTTAGATAACATTCGTGATCATGTAGTTCAATGTAATCGGATTCTTTGGATATACGACGTGCATACATGTTCTGACCACATATAATTTTCAATTGTGTCGCGTCATTTATTTTTTGTAAAACTATGATATGTTCTTTCAATGATCTCGATTTCACATCGATTACTTTATCATCGGTTTCATAATCCAAGATATCTTTTAATTCGGAGACTTTATCAAGTAGTTCATCGTTTTGATCTTTAATATCATTTATTTTATGTGTTTGATCCGTGATAAGTTGTGTTAATTTATCTATTTTATCATCTTTTAATGTTAAATTATATTCATCTTTTTTTATTGTGTATAACATGAAATACATTTGATAGTCAAAGACTAGATTTTTAATCGTTATTAAGAAAATCATGTTTCGTTGACTCTTTTCAGTGTTGGCAATCACATTGAATATTTCGAAAGCCTGACGACGGATCCAAATTTGTTCCTTGTTATGTCCACCGTGTAAAGACACGAAAAGTTATAATGAAACATCTCGTTTTAAAAACGTCCACAATTGTAAAAAAGAATCTGATAAATCATCTTTTTTAGAATGAGATTCAAAAAAACACGACCAAGCCGCATGTTCACGTTCGTTCTCTAAAATACCACGACAAACACGAATACTTAATTGTTTACGTTGATAATATACTTTGGGTGGTATCATGTCGAGTTTCTTCCATTTTGTGTTAGATGAAATCGCATGAAACGAACATTGTGGTAGTAATGCCAAGCAATACGTTTCGATGATAATAAATATACGTTTCATTTTCTTATTATAATGAGGTTGTTGTTCTACTAACACGCTCATCGATAACGATGCAATTTCACAAATAATCGAAACGATCGATTCCATAAGATTAATAATATCGCGTGTTTTACCATCGGTTTGTGCAACATACCATAAAACTATTTTATCATGATACGTTACACAAATACCCATGTTCTTAATACCGATATCAATGGATAATACTGTTTCTGTCATTACGTTAACATTCGTATTACAAGAAAAACATAAAAACAGAACGTAAATAAATAAATATAAAATAGTATATTTATTTATTATTACGTCATGTCGAATCTTACACAGATCCTTGAAACACAGCAGTTCATACAGCGTAGCGATGAATGGTATACGGCTCGTAAACAGTACTTGACAGCGAGTGATATAGGTTCAGTACTCGGTCTGAATCCTTATCAAACACGTCAAGAAACTCTTTTTAAAAAATGCGATGCAGGTAAACCTTTCACCGGTAACATTGCCACGGAACACGGACAGCGTTACGAACAAGAAGCCATCGATGAATATGCACGTTTATTAGGTCGTGTGAGTTACGAAGTAGGCTTGATTCCATACGCTGCTCTCAATTCAAACACCTTCGTGAACAACATCGATTGCAGTTTCCTTGCAGGATCCGCTGATGGTGTCACCACGTTATGCGATGGCACAGAACTCAATGCAATCGAAGTCAAGAGTCCTTTTCGTCGTTCCATTATCTACCATGAAATACCTGAACATTACTACCCACAATTACAAATCAATCTTCATATTTTAAACGTTGCGATGGGTGATTTCATTGAATATGTACCTCAAGGACATCAACGTGCTTTAAAACCTAAGATGAATGTAGTCAGAATATATAAAGACGATGCATGGTTTCAATCCGTATTGCCAAGTTTGTTTGATTTTTGGGAAGAAGTGAAATTATACCGACAAGTTGGTATCGATAAATTTCCATACGGACTGGACTATTTAAACACATCACAAATAAACAACACTGATTTAACATGATATAAAAATACCGTTGCGTATTATTATTAAATAAATAACACCTCATTTATAGTATACAATTCACTTGAATTTACTGAAATGGGCATTAAAGGATTACAACGTTTAATTGATACCCATGCTTCTCATGTTCAAATCACGTTTCCGTATTTAAAATATCGAACACGTGTGGTTGCTGTGGATGCCAACATCCTCATTTATAAATTCTGTCATAATTACACGACGAGTATCTCTTCGTTCGTGTTATGTTTTGTTTATAAAATTCTCTCGTTTATCAAATATGGTATTTTACCTATATTTATTTTTGATGGTGAAGCACCTCATGAAAAACGTAAAGCAGTACGACGACGTTTTCATTGTAAAAACATTTTACGTGAACGTCTTTTGAAATTACGTCATTTACCTTTCAGAAATTCATCGATTTATTCTCAAATTCAACGTTTAGAACGTCAATGTTTCATTGCAACGAAACAGCACAAGAGTTCTTTGATGAAATTATTGGATCTGTTAGGTATTCCATACCTCGTTTCTAAAAACGAAGCTGAAATGTTATGTGCTTTATTACAAAAACAGAACATGGTAGATTTCACTTTATCTGAAGACACGGATACTTATGCATTTGGATGTACTCACGTATTGCGCATGTTCAGAAATTCTGAAAAATATTTAGTTGAAACCAATTTCACTGATTTTCTTCGTTCGTTGCAATTAACAAACGATGAATTTTTGAACGTGTGTGTGTTATCAGGATGTGATTATATCGATCACGTGATCCCATATTTAAATATTCAGCATTGTATCGAAATCGTGAAAGAACATCACGATTTAGAATCATGCTTGAATGTTATACGCACTCAATACCCTCACATTAAAATATCATCGGAAGAGTACAATCGTGTGAAAAGTATTTACACGTTTAAACATGAAAGTGTCCAGGAAGTTGTCAAACAGTGTCAGGAATTGAACCACGATGATTTCAAAACCAAATTTCATACGTTAAAAAAATTTGACGAAGTTGGGTTTAAACACTGGTTGAGTGTAGATCTTTCGGTCAATGCATCCACGATTCAATGTCTTTGTAATATCATACACAACAGTTTTCAAGATTATTCCCTGATACGTTCTAATTTTAATAAAAAAATAGAAGATGTTGTCACATAGAATCTTCAACGAAATGCACGCCGTCTTTTTCAAGTGCAAGACCTAACACGCGCCGAGCATCGATTTCAGCCGTGTTTAAATTATCGTCTTCTTCATCGTCTTCTTCGATACCCATGATAAGTAACAACATGTTCTGTAAAAAAAACCAGATGATTTCTTTTTGATCGTGTGTCATGTTTCTCCATTCCTCGATCAATGTTTCTTCGATCATGGCACGTTCACGTGTTTTGGTTACTTTCACACCCGATAAAAAATAGTCTTCGTTTTTATTAAATATGTTGAGACTGTGTTCAGCCACACTCGAAGCAAATAAACGTGCTGGTAATTTATGATTAGCAACACGTATATTTAAAAACAATTGATAATAAAACTCCAGTTTTTTATATTGAGGAAATAATTCACGCACTTTTAAAATAAATTCGTCGTACACGCGGTTGAACATTGTGTAACCGTTCGTACCACTTCCAGTAAATGTCACGTGTGCATTGCGACGACTGGTTGATATGCTCATGATGATAATAATTGCACACACATGTTTATTTTTTGGTATTTGAACGCATAATAGGTTTTTTGCGACTCAACACAACCTTCGATGTTTTGGTACCCATTCCAGATGATTTTGCGGGGGGTGGTTGCATTTTATTATTGTATTTTTTGTATAAAGCCGTTTCGTCTAAATCATCCATGTCGCTGATATCACTGAATTCATTGATAGGAAGTGGTGATGGTTTAACGAGTGTTGGTTTAGGTTCTTCTTTGACAGAAGAACACGGACTGTCTTCGATCATAGATCCTTCTTCGCTTACATCGTCGTCGTCTTCAAAATCGTCATCGTCGTCGTCTTTTTCATCGTCGTCGTCATCGTCGTCTTTTACATCGTCGTCGGTATCGTCGTCTTCTTTCATTTCGATTTTATTGACATCGACGTTCGGTTTCGTTCCGTTGATTCCTGTATCAATCTCGATCATTTCACTTTCATACGTGTCTTTCAGAGTATCAAAAGCTAAAGTTGAAAAACCCACATTTGTTTCATCGTTTTCGTTAACAGTGTTTTCGTTCTGATACGATCCGTTGATCGGTAAATAATTACGGATCTGTTCCGTTTCTAAAATAAGTGTGTGTTCCGTGAAATTAGCTTCTTCATCATCGACCACCGTATGCAACATGTCTTCGATAGGAACGCATTCGTTTAGAATCTGTTTGATAACAGAAGTAATGATCGTGCTTTGTCGATGACGTATGCCAGGCATGTCGTCGACAAACAGAGTTTCGTCGTGGAAAAATTCACGCGCAGAATATTTATACACGTTATGAATAAACGATGAAATACTGGGTGTTTTGGTAGCGATGTATTGATCATCGATCACGACGACATGTCGACCCATCAATGAAAGACTTTTGATATTAATAAAATTAATGGTTTTTAATACTTTACGTAAAGATGGAAACAATTTCACGATACGATACGTTTCACGTTGTATCATATCAGGTGTCCAATCACGTATATCGATTAAAAAACGTTTCATTTGATCTTTCACACGTCCCGAAGGTGCAATTTTACGCGCATCTTCCATCATAGAAGAAAATCCATCGACGATGTTTGAAGTGATACCGAGACATAAATTATTAATCAGTTCTTCTTTAACTATAAAAATATCCATTATTGTACAATGAGGTTCAATAAAAGAAAAGGCTAAATAACGCGTTATTTTAGTGAATTATTAACCTAACGTTGACGTTACTGTATAAATGTCGACTTCACCTCCTTCCATTGATAGTGAGTTTAATATTCAGGACATCTTTACCATGGCAACACGTTTAATGTCAAACATGGGAGATTCTGATCGTCAAATGTTGAATTCGCCTAATTTTTCAAATACAGTTGAAACTGTCACCAGAGATCTTTTACAGAATCTCTTTAAAGAAAACGAACACCCATCCAACGCACCTCTTCCCCCTTCTTCATCATCAAGTAAACCAAAACCAAAACAAACCCATCAATCACATGAACAGAACATGTTAAATAATCGAACGGACGATGTAAACGATGCAAATATCGACGTCTCACCACCCGATGCTGAACTCAATCCACGCACGCGCGATCTCTATTTCGACTTGAACGTGACATTAGAAGAATTGTATAACGGTAAAACCAAAAAAATCAATGTAAAACGTAAACGTACCTTTCAACAAACAGACGGTAGTTATAAAATTATCGAAGAAAAGAAAACATTGTACGTCGTGATCGAGAAAGGCATGAAAAACGAAGAACAGATCGTTTTCAATGCAGAAGCGGATGAAATACCAGGATTTGAAACAGGGGATGTTATCATCACATTGAAAGAATTAGAACATGATTGTTTTTTTAGATGTAACGATGATCTTTTTATATATAAAAATATAAGCATTTCTGAAATTTATTATTTGGACATTGTGATCTATCATTTAGATAACACACCCATTCGTTTTCAAAATGTCGACACGGATATGTTGACAGAATTCGGTTCCATTCGCAAAATTCCAAATAAAGGCATGCCGATTGAAAACACAGAAAATGCTTTCGGTGATTTATTTGTTCGTTTTGAAATCGTACCTCATAATGCATTTCCGGATAAACAACAATTATTGTCAGTATTTCCTCCCCTCAACACGTTGACAGAAGAACAGGAATCAGTACAACACGTTTATTTCTTGGATTCTTTGAACGAAGATGATTATTATAAATTAGATATGTATGAAGACGACGAAGAATTAGATGATTACGAAGACGAAGACGAAGAAAACGAAGACGAAGACGAAGAAAACGAAGACGAAGACGAAGACGAAGAAAACGAAGACGACGATGAAGAAAACGAAGAAGAAGAAGAAGAGTGCATGGATGATTGTGACGAGGACATTGTCGAAGACGAGGATGTTATACAGGAAGAAGATGAAGAAGACGAAGACGAAGAAGACGAATTTATACAGAAATTGTTACAGAAACAATTAGAAAAACGTCAAAAAGCACGACAATTGCAACTTTCACAAACACCCAATGCACCCGAACAACGACATAATTCCAGTACAGAAGAAGATTGTATAGAAATAGAAGAATTGAACGATGATGCTGAAGAAAAGGAACTTAATACCGTTTCGTGATCGAGTGATTGTGGTATAATTTCAAAAACATAAAACGAATGTGCAATAGGTGAAAACAAATTCAAAAAACTGACTCGAGAAGCTTTGGGTACCACACAAGCTTGTGTAAAGCGTGATATTTTTATACCGGTGTCTGTTTTTATTTCGAGTGCACACAGACCATTAAAAGCATGATTTGATTTCGGAAGAAACATCGTGGTATTCTGCATCGATTCAAAAGTATATCTTTCATGTGGTTCGATAGACATTTCAAAACAGGACAATAACGCCACGGTTTTATGCACGATTGTATTATTGACTTGTTGATAAGCAATTAAATACAAGTAAATAATATATATGAGTAGAACAATACATAAAGAACACAGTACATAAACTATCTTCATTTCACATTGCTTTCTATTTTTTTTTATTTTTTTTATCTCTGGAACATTATAATTAACTCTTTCGAATTATAATGGACGCTCCTTATACCTTTGCTGGACATCTTACTACTAATTTCATCGCTGCAAATGTTACTGGGTACATGATAGGAAGTGCTGCAGATGATATATTGTATCCTCTCATGGATGCCATTTTTCCTGGCAAGAAATTGCGTAAACAATTGACCGTCGTGCTTTTAAAAGATAAAGAGACCGGTCTTCCTATTTCGGTGATCGAATTTCATAAATTTTTTTATCGATTCATGGTCTGGTTCATAGTAACATACGCTATCGTTATTTTGACACAAAAATAAACGTTCGGATTAATACTTAAAAAAAGATCTATGTACAACTAATACACGATAAACATGTCAGAAGAACACGACACCTCCCATGATGGATCCTCGTCTTATATACATAATGTCGAAGAAATGAGACAAAATATTGTAGTGTTTGGACAGATCAACGGTGAGATTAAATCTACCCAAGATCATTTAAAAGGTCTCAAAGATCAAAAAGGACGTTTATCTTCTTCCATTAAAAATTTCATGCGGTTTAATCAACTCACTACCTGTCATATTTCACCATCAGTTGCAACAGATATACGTAAAATAAAATACGTTGAACGTGAATCCAAACAACGCATCACACTTAAAATGGTAGAATTGTATTTTGAAGAATTTTTTAATCATATCGATGTTGGCAAATTTATGGCATTGTCCAACAACGATAAATCAAAAGCTTTTTTCAATTTCTTGGAAACAAAACGTGAAACAACTGTTTTAGATAGTATTATTATTCGGTAAAATAGTTAAATAAATAATTCGTCGTTTATTAAAGCAAATAACTTTATTCACGAATTTATAATTAATCAAACGATGGATGACACTTTAAATTCACAACAACATTCTCTTTCTTCTGGATTTTTTAATGTCGAACATACTCCCATGTTAACTATCACGAATCAAGCACCCGTTTATGCACCCCCTTCCACATTGCCCACGAATACAAACGAACAACGTGAAATTCAAGAATTAGGTACGTTAGCGAATCAACATAAAATACGTCTTACCACTGCAAAACCACAAGGGTTTGTTCCACCTTTACCTCCATCTCAACAACAACGCCATTTCCCATCCCCTAAACCCAAACCGAATTTAAAAATAAATATCGACGATGATATGGAAGACGATGATGCCAGTGTTTCGGATCTTTCAGGTGCTGAAGACGACGAAGGAGGCACGGATGAAGAAGAAGGCGATGATGACGAAGAAGGGGACGAAGAAGAAGAAAGCGTTCTATCCAGTGAAAGTGAAAAAATGGATTTGTTAATGAAATTAGATGAATTGAGAAATAGCGGACATATCGTGCGCACGTTTGATTTGAACAATCGGTTGATTGAAATCAAAAAAGAAGTACATCGTATCAAACATTC